TGGAAATTCTGAAGACCGTCGTTCAGTGTAATAATCTTTACATATGTCTCTGCGAAATAGATAGGATCCATCTGACATTTCAGATATTCCTCTACACGCTCCTGAGAGAACTCGATATTTTGGTTTGTTTTCTTTAGAAGGACATTTCCTTTATAGCCCTTCACATTATCAGGGTTATCCATTATCTTTCTTCATATCTTGTAGAAGCTTCTGGAGCTCCGCAGTTGAACCTACAAATAGATTATTGTTATGAACATGCTGAGCTCTTTCATTAATAGGAGAATCAGCAGCGTCTAACTCTCTAATCTTTGACTGAAGATCGAGCAGAGCTTTATTAGCGTTCACAGTTGTATCTACAAGTTTAGCAAGAACCTCAAATGCTCTCGGATGCTGACTCGAGTCTGCTATCTGAGCAAGTGTCTGAATAGCGTCTCTTGAGTCCTTAATGACCTGCATAAGATTACCACGAGCATATTCAAAGTCCTTCTTAGCTGAATCATTATGACCTTCTGCGATCATAGACTCAACTGCAGTAGAAGTAACTTTCTCCAAAGGAGGAATACCTAATGCTTTACCAATTGGATCGTTTTGTTTATCTGTCATTTACTTTCATCTTCTTCGCCATATATCATTGTAATAAATCCATAATCATCATCAATCTCGACTTGATTATATGGTATGGTGCCAGTGTTGGCGTTTGGTTGGCCATAATAATTTATTGGGTGGCCGTTGGCATCCAAACCAGGTTGAATAGTTATTTTTTCAGCAACAGGTGTTTTACCAACTGCATCTGAAATTTTACCATCTGCTACATCAGGTATATAGAAGTTTGTAGTAATGAACTTAATAATACCACCAGTTTTAACAGGTCCGTAGAAATAACCTTTTAATGTAAAATTAAGTTCCCACACAATCATACGGCGATCTTTATATTCTCCAGCATAATTATCTGTGTAGTTAATAGAATTAAGAATAATAGGAATATCCATATTCACTTCAACTTCTGGAATCAGATTAACCGTAGTAGTCCAGTCAGGAGTGAAAAACGGAAGTATCTGCTCCATAATCTTAGTGCCATCTTCAACATTCTTAGCATATACATATGCTTTGAAATCTAAATTATATGGGACTGGATTATACTGATAACGGAATTTGTTCTTATCTGTATTATCCCTAACTGATGTTTTACCAATAGTATTTAATTTACGATCGCCGTCATATGCAATTTGCCCCATTTCAAACGATAACATAGGAAGTGTGGTAGTCGCCTCGTCGCGATCCAGTTTAGGATCCTGCATAATACGAGCAAGCATCTTATCCTTTGGTCCATATGTGATAGGAACCTTCAAAAGAGCAACAATATTACCTTCTTTATCTGTTCTTGTGATACGGATATTATTCAGCAACGAACCCATAAGGATAACGTATTTACGAATCAACCCGAAATAAAATGGACCACCGAAAATGGTAAATACTCCTATATTATAAATACATTGTCAGTCACGGATGGCACTCCCACTGACTCTAACGCTATTAAGGAGCATCAGCAATGTTATTTATAAATCTTCCATACACGTATCTAATAGGATGGCCTGAATATAATATTTGGTACTATGGGCTTAGATACGCCAAAAAATGTCACCCCTCAGATTTATGGACTACTTACTTCACATCGTCGAAGTATGTAAAACAGGCACGTCAAAAATACGGCGAGCCATCGGTTATTGAAATAAGAAAAACATTCGAATCAGTAGAACAAGCTCAAAAATGGGAGCACAAGGTTCTTCGTAGAATGAATGTCGTAAACGAAGAAAAATGGCTGAATAAAACCGATAATAAATGCATCGACTATAACGGTATGAAGCGTAATACTATACCTGGATCATTGGCATCAGCTGAAGCCCGTAGAGGCAAAACATACGAAGAATACTTCGGCGAAGAAGAAGCTATTCGTATAAAAGAACTATGCAGACAAAACGGCAAAGAAGTTTGGCAAAATCCAGAGCTTGTCGAGCGTATGAAAAAGAGACCTGCAGACCGTTCAAAATATAGAGCCGCTGCCCTAAAAAGATGGGGCGATCCAGAGGACAGAGCAAAAAGATGCGCTGCTATGAAAGGTGTCAAGAAAAATAAATCTATATCCTAACTTTTGAACGGATCTTTAGAATCAAAATCGACGAATTCTTCGGCTTCTTTTTCAATGTCATCGTTATCTGCATTATCTATAAGATCTTCCATACTAGCTTCTTCAAGAATAAGGTAATCTCCATCTTCTGTAATCAACATATCACTATCTTCAGTCATAACAGACCAATTGAATATATCCAGATCATAATGTTTCTGAATAGCATCGATCTCAGGAATGCCAGTGTTGAACTTCTCGTTCGAATATTCAAACACTTCGCATGTCATTTCCCATGTCTGAAGAGCACCCAACTGATAGAACATCTCATACTTATTGACATAACGAATAATAAAATGGCGTCTGTTCAGTGGGAAATAAATGACATCGCCTTCGTTTGGTCTGAACTGATTAGTTGCCATCTGAACTTCATCGTTGAATACACGACGAGCAACCGAGAACACAACCTGATTACGAATCTCAACACCAAACTTAGATAGAAACTCTCCATCTCCAGAGAATCCATCAATAGATTTAATATACATTTCAATAGGAATAGCGAGTTCATATGATGACTGATCATCGGCGCCATAAACTGGATCATATTTGTTCAGCTTACGAGGAACATAATAAAGATCATGACCGTAAAAACGAATAGATTCTATTACTAAATTTTCAAGTAGTAATTGCTCCTGAGACGCTTTGAAATTGTTTACGAAAAAGTTAGTGGCCATGTTTTAGATCCCAGTATCTTTTTCTGGCTGCAGCCATTTTTCTTTTTGTCTCTTCTGATTTGGGCGATTTTCCTTTTCCTGATCTATTTAGAGAAATTTTTCTTTTTGTCTCTTCCGAATGCGTATTACCAAACATAGGATTAGATTCTCTATCATATGATCCAGAAGATCTTCTAGTATTTACCATTTTATTGATACTTTCTTCCGACAAACCTTTTTTATTTCTTTCTGCCAGATCTGGTCTTTTTTTACCTGAAATGCTAGCGCCAATTTTTCTTTTAGATTCTTCTGTGTGTTCTTTCAGATAAAACTTATCGTCGCAATTATGTCTATTATAATATTCTTCATTTGTAGCAGCATTCACAGCCTGTAGAATCTTAGCTTCTAGTTTTCTTATTTCCGATAGATTACCTTCTGCAATAATATGTCTGCTAAAATCCTCTGGTCTTTCATTATATTCTTCGAGCATATATTTACTAGAACACACATAACCATCATCTACTGAACCTTTATGGGATCCAACATACAACATATTAGTTTTTTTGTCTGACCAACAATAAACGAACGCTTCCATAATCAGCCTATCATGTCGGTCGCTGGAAGTGAATATGTATAGATCATTTCCTGCTCAAGTTTTTCTCTTTCGTCAGTAGCTTCATCATAGATCTTTTGACCATTAAATGACAAACCACCAGGAAGTTTCATTCCTTCGAACTTCTTTAGATTCTGACCCCATTGTTGTTTAATAAGAGACTCAGTATAACGAGCAAGCCAACGATCACCCCATGCTTTTGTATAAACATTTGGATCTACAATCTGATAAGCCTCAACAATAATAAAATTACCAGGACCAATACGATTCCAGTCCATATCAATATAGAGTTTATTGTTATGTCTATTATACCTTAAAGGTTGTTTACCGACAAGCATTTGTTCAAGAAACTGAATATGACTCAATGCCATGTAATACGGAATCATTGAAACTGAAGTCAGCGTATAAAGATCGTTCAATGCGATCTGATAACGAATATTGAATAGGTTGTTTGTTCCGATAGCAGCGCCAGCGTCAAAGATATTAACAGCACCAATAATGTTATCCGGAAGAGGAATGTATCCACCTCTGCCAACTGTAAGAATAGCTCCTGATCCTGTATTTGAAGAAACTTCTGCTACTGGATCAAAATTATAGGCATAACCACCATTCAATACATCAACTGTAAGAACACCACCATTATCATCAACAGAAGAAACAACAGCAACTGCACCGTTACCAACGTCTCCTTTTGCGGTGGTGAATACAATGGCATCATTTGTCTGATAACCTGTACCACCAGCATTAACAGATATCTGTTTTACAGTGGTAGGAAAATCGTTTTTCTGAACCAGATACTTATAAAATACCTTTTCCGAGCCATCAAAATGATAATCCCAGAAATATCTCAGAGCTTCATCGATACGATCATCCACCTGATCATCATCTACGTTAATCTCGATTACAGGCTTACCCAGCTTACGTAGGCAATATTCTGCGAATTCTTGTCTTGTTGTTGGAACAGCCATTTTATACCCTCATGAGTCTTTTTATTATTTAGTTATCCTTTGGAGGGGTTATTAAAATCTACCTCTTTATTGGTTCTACCTGCATAGAATAGAATATCATCCACTACAACAGCTTTATCCTTGGTCCTATACCAGTCATTATAAATGCAAATATCACCTTTCACAACCAATTCGCCTTTTTCTAATAACCAATCACAATATTTATCTGAACCCATAATAGTCATTCTATTTGGGCATAGAGCTTTTACTCTATTAACTTCTTCCATATTTTCAAAAGTATGATTGATAGCTATAGGGCCAATTTCACTCATACCCCAATTAGTTATCAGTTTGCATCCTCTAATAACGAATGCCTCTATAATATCCCAGGTTACAGGCTCGGCACCACAAGTAATAGTTACTCCTGTCAGATCTAAATCCTGAAATCCTTTAGTTCTCATAATCGCTTTCGCATGCATGGGCGTGAGATGAGAATGAGTAAAATTCTTTATTTTCTTTATCCATTTATATGGACTGAATACATCACATGTGACATGTCCACCTATCTCCAAAGCTGGCATAGTCTGACCAAGCAACCCACCTGCATGTGTGAGTTTCATTACCGTATAAACTCTACTGTCTGCGGTAATTCCTTGAGCTTTACGAGCAACCTTATTAGCAGCAATTATCTTAGACAAAGGCTGAACGTAATCTTTAGGAGGACCGGATGTTCCAGAACTACTTATTATGATTGTGGATAAAATATTGCTCTGTTCCATCGGTCACTTTCTTAGCAAGTTTATAAGGGGTAAACGGAAAAAGAAAAGGAAAAAAAGCGTGTATTGTCCCTGTAATAACAGCTACAAATAACAAGAAGTTAAAATACATTGCCATATAACAATGTCTGAAATAACCACATTTAATAGTTTGTAGATGGTTAACATCAACTTCCGTAAAGTGAAACGTATCCTTCATATATTACTTCCGCAGCTCTTTGTTGTTCGCCTAATGTTAAGTAGTTTAAACTCTCCTGCGATACACCAGGAATACCTTTCACTATATTATTTAATGTAGTTCCTCTTAATATATATTGAGGTATATAAGAGAACTCTTCATTCTTACAGTGGTCAATCCAGCCATCAAATATAATAAACTTACATCCAGATTTCTGTAAATTATAAAGTATACTGGATATCATAATCTTTGACATTTCTAAATGCCATGCTTTATTCCAGAATGTATTGTAGACATGATATGTGAATTTCTTCATAGACTTATCTGTTGTGTGAGGAATTAAAGTCCTACACATTGGTTTTACTAATACACCGTTCTCGTTAATAGGTTTATCTAACAGACTAAATTTATTTTCTGTTAGCAAAGTAGACTGATAATCATAGTTTTCATTTACACCAATCTCTGTTCTATCAAACCCAGTAAGCTGAACAACGACCAGATCTTCAGGTTTCAAATCTATATTTTGTAGTATTCTGGCAATACGCCAGTTACTTGTTCCTGGAAAAGAATGATCTATTAACTCCATATCGAGTTTATGAGAAAGCATAGTTGGCCATGCCATCTCTTTACGAGTATCCTCTGGTACTTGTTTATAGAAATTCCAACCAAAAGAAAGGCTATCTCCGAATGTATATAACATTATTCACCAAACCCAAATGGACATTTTGATTTTCTTTCTTCATTCCTCTTAACCAAAGAAACAGTTCTCCTCCAACCTATAGATGTTCCTCTCTCATCATACATCTTAGTTTTCAATTCATCATCAGTAACCATATGATTCTTTAATATCATTTTCTTATCAACCAGAGGAATAAAATGAACAACTGGTTGACCGACAGGAATATATATCTGTTGTTTAATATTCTTATTAATAGTCATGAATAAATTTGAAGAGCTCTGGGTATAGAAATTTACTACTCCAGGTAATACTTTAAAATTATAGTCCTCTAATGACCATTCTGGACCAATAGCGATAAAAGGAGCATTCTCTTTTACGTTTATATACCATGGGCTACGTAATTTTACGATATGATAATCTTTAAAACCAGGATCTACCTGATTAGATTTGTGCATAACAGGAGCTTCACCGTTTGAATAATGAAAAGAAAATACGTCTTTATCAACATTAAAAGCCAGATCACACCAGCTTTCTAACATAAATCCTCTTTTATATAACTCCAATAAACCATAACAAGACCTGACTGTCCTAAGAGAATAATCTCTATTAAACCCAATAAGCCCATTCTCATTTATAGAATAGAAAGTACTATCTGCATTACTTTTCTTTGGGGGAGTTACTTTATCAAACCATTTAGGTTTTGATTTTCCGGCATATACCAGAGGAGCATACTTATATGCCGTTGTGTTTGATGTAAAACAATCTAAATATATTTTAGGTGTTCTATGAAAAAAAGAAAACATATCAAAAGCTCCATGCTATAAATATATCTATATTTAGGAGAGTCAAATGCAACAAATTAATATATCACACCCAAAATCAGATAAAGTAACCATTAGTCAGAAAAAGATTTCTAACACTGAGAATATATTCTCACAAGAATATTCTCTTCTTGGTAGACCTACATTTACTATCAAAACTTGGACAATTAGAACTGACTGGGGTCAAGATATTCCTACAAAGACAGAATATACTGATTTTACAAAATAATCAGTATCCCCAAGAAATAACCACATAGCCATCCCCTCCTCGGTCTCCATCTCCACCAAAAGCACCTACGTCTCTTCCTCCAGGGCCTCCAGCACCACCACCACCAACATAAACAGTGATAACTGCGCCCCAAGCAGGAGCGCCAGGATCTGTACGGTTCCATCTTCTTACACAATAACCACCAGCACCACCGCCGCCAGAGCCATTTCTACCAGCACCACCTCCTGCTCCTCCACCTACAGTTACATCTCCTCCATAACCACCACCAGGTCCGCCACCATAACCAGGGCCTCCAGCACCACCACCACCTGCTCCTGAACCTAAAGAAGCAGAATCTCCACCAGCGCCTCCGGCACCACCAGCGTAACCATACGCAAAACCATCAGAAGCGTAGCCACCACCGCCACCTCCCCCGCCAGCCCACATTTGAACCGTCATGTTTATGTAATTCTGAACTGTCCAATTTTGAGTAGAATAAAACGCTTGAGATCCAGGATCAATACCTTTACGGCAGTAGGCGTCAGAAATTTTAACTTGAGATCTTTTTACAGTATTCTTAATGAGAATACGAAACAGATCATCATCAAAATCAAGCTGTGTGTTTTTTGGGCGATCGAGCTCGATATTTATATCACTAAAACTTATCTGACCACTACAAGGCGTTGTCATTATAGTCCTCTTGTTTGTAAATCGTTTCTTTCAGAAACTGATAGCTACTTAGCAGAGTAATAACATATTCCTCTACCTCTGTTTTGTATTTATTATATGTTCTTTTGGTATATGTAATCTCTTCTATTTTAGCCATAGGATCTCTCGAGTTATTAAAATCATTATATAACATAAGTTCTGGAGTTGAAATAGATTTAACTCCCATGCCTGCAGCTACAAATAGATTATTCTGAAATGCATATGCATATTTTCTGGCCGTTACAATCATATCCATAACTCCTGGATATTGATTTTGTATAGTATAATAATTACTAAAAGACTCCTTAAAATAATCTATTTCTTGAGTGCACCAATGCCAAAATGGAGTATCTGTTCTATCAGAAAGAGCATAAAACATTGAAGAAAATTCTTTATTCTTTAATAAGGCGTTAACACAAGAAAAGTTATAAGCATCTACTTCAGTTCTTGTTAAATAACCATTTCTTCTATTTAAAGTATCAACCAGTTTAATAAGAGTATCATAGGTGGTTATTAGACCAGATAATTCCATAGGTTCAACAAAACCAAAACTTAAACCAATTGCTACTACATTCCTTATCCATGGCTTTTTGTGATAGCCATTTCTTATTCTGAAATGTTTAAATTCAGCCTTATCTGCTCTATCTTTATTTGTTTTAGATAAATGCTCTCTAAACTCGGTTTCTGCTTCTTCTTGTGTGCAAAATTTCGATGAAAAATTATAACCAACTGAAAGATTATCCCACAAAGGAATAACCCAAGAAGCACCATTTTTCATACCAGTATATTCGGTATAATTCTTAAGCTCTGTTTCTCTATCAATATATGGAATATCTGCTACTATTGCAGAATCTATAGCGAGGCAATCATGAAAATCTTCATAGATCCCTCCCATCCATTTCTCTAATAGAATAGCATTATAACCTGTGCAATCTACGAATAGATCTGCAGAAACTGTTTCTCCATCATATAATACTATCTCTTTAAGCTCTCCGTTGTCTTTAAACACAGGAGATTTAACATTACAATTTATAACTTCTACGCCATTAGGAATAGCAACATTATGTTTCATCCATTCACCAAGAGCATTAAGATCAAAATGAAAGGCAGTATCATATTTAAAATTAAAGATTTTTAATTTATTATCGTGATTATATGTCTGTTTATTATGCTTGGTCATCAGACTATTAGATGTAGCATAAAATTCAGCAAATGATTCAGAACCAAACTCTTTAGGAAAAAACATAGCAAGTTCTGACAATGCATTAATACCCGAAGGCTTATCGCTATAATCTAAATCATAGATGAACGGTATCTGAAAAGATTCGTTTGCTTTATAATTTGTAAACTTATCAGCATTCTTGTAGGTAGCGTTACAGAACGGCATCCATTCTTTATCTTCTATACCAAGCATATAGAATAATCTTCTGAAATACGGAATGCTGCTCTCGGCAGAACCGACAACAGTTTTTATATCAGTTTCAATAACTGTAATTTTTATATGCTTGCAGAGTTTAGCAATAGTAGCGGCTACTATCCAACCAGAGCATTCACCACCAACCACAACAACATTATCTACTTTCATTTTAACTCCAGTTTATTTTAAGCGAGCCTTTAATTCATTAATTTCTTTCTGTTGTTCTTTATAACCCTCGATCATAAGAGCAACAAGCTGGGCATATTTAACTGCTTTAGTTCCATTTGGTCTCGTGCGCACGAGCTCGGGCACGACCTTTTCAAGTTCCTGAGCAGAAACACCAACATCATGTTTATATACGAAATAACCGTCTTCACCACCACGTGATTCAATGTGATCATCTTTCCAATCAAACTCATAACCTGTAAGAGAAAGTATCTTATCTCTGGCATTCTTAATTGGTGTCATATTTTCTTTTAGATTTGCATCAGAAGCAAAGAATCCAGTAATATCGTTAGTAGCACGGATTTCACCAGCACCACCATAAGACTGAGTACCAACTCCTAACGTATAACAATAGAATGTAGTTCCAACTGTAGCACTGCCACCAATAGCACAACTACCTTGAATAGTAGCTCCTTGCCTAATAATTGTAGCGCCTGCAACATCAAGACCACCTCCAGTTACAGTAAGAGCTCCACCAATAGAAGTACTTTTTTGAATAGTTGCAGTTCCTGTTACAAGTAAATCGTCATCGATAGTAGTATATCCAGAGACAGTAAGAGTACCACCAACAGTTGCATTTCCAGCAACATTAAGATTGTTATTAAATATAACAGGACCGTTAAGAGTTAATTTTCCTCCTACAGAAAGATCAAGAGAAACAGCTAAACTTTCTTGAGCATTAATATTACCAGCAACAGTAAGAATACCACTTACATTTTCATTACCTTTAACGTCTAACTGACCTCCGATAATAGCATAACTTGTAGTAGTAAGAGGTGCCTGAATAGTTGTAGCGGCTTTTACATTAAGCGTACCACCAATATCAACATTCTGCCCAATAGTTGTATTACCGAATGCACGAAATGTTCCGTTAACATCCAAATTAGCTTGTGGAGCATTAGTACAGATACCGACTCTGCCCGAATTGCCCATGGCAAAGATAAGATTATTATTTACTACTAAGCCATTTTCTGAGCGAAAGTCAAGATCAGCCATTTTTATTTTCCTTTTTAGTTGTCTTTGGCTTATTTATAGTTTTTGTCTTAGTTGGTGGCTTTTTAGCTGTTGCTCGAGGAGCTCTTGGCTTCTTTATTGTAACAACAGGATCTGGTTGGGTCAAGATCTGAATACCGATCTTCATACCACACCACTCAATCTCCACACCAGCTTTTGGGGTGTTTTTGAAAGTAATAGTCGATCCATCAGAATCATCTAACTCGTCGATAGAAACCTTAATACCGTCTTCATATACGTTCATTGATCCTGGAGTGTATCCACCAGGAATAGTGTATGTAGACGTCTTACCATCTGCAATGAATACTGTGTTAATAAATCTAAACTGTGGAGTAATGTCGCCCCAATAAATCGAATCACCGTCGGTCACTAATACCTGGCCAGGCACGCCTAATGAACCATTAGCAGATATTGCCTTAATGGTTGCTGTATTAGATACATCGATGTCTGTGTTATGGGAGCCTATTTCGAATATCTTACTACCGTCGGAGGAATACATTACCTCATCGGCCATATTCAGGGCAAGTTCACCCGTCTTTAGATTAGCAGTTGTTGGCGCACGACCCGATACGGATGTACGCTTGATTTGAAATAAATTGTTTGCCATCTGGCACCTTTGTCAATCGGTATATACCGAGGATTAATATTATCAAAAAGTCTCAGAAGTATCTACTTCTTTTTTAGCAGCTTTTCTGGCATTTGCCCTTTCAGCTTTTTCTAATTTTTCCGTAAGCCCAAGAATAATCTTTTCAGAATATTGTATCTGGGCAGAATGTAGAAGTCTGGCTTTCGTCAGACTCTCTATTTCTTTTAATAAAGTTTCAATATAGAAACCAGCGAAATCAGGATGCATCTCCATCTTATATACCTCACTTTTTTGCTTTACATATGTTTCATATTACAGTATAATCATAAATGTCCTGATGTAGATATATTAGAACAATCCACCATCTAGAGTAGAATATACTAATGACGTTCCGTTAGACTGAAGAATCGTTCCATCAGCACCAATCAGTAACTCATCGAATCCAGCAGTAGTATTACCAACAAACAAACCACCATGAGAGACAGTATTTCTACCAGTACCACCTGAGACAACAGGAAGAGGAGCAGTAAGAATCAGCTGACCAACAGAGATAGTATTAGCAGTAATATTAACAGAAACACTACTATTAGCATTGATGTCGATAGAGTTATTATCTACGTTAAACGCACCACCAACACCATATGGAGCAAGATACGCTTGCAGAGTACCAATAGAGGCACCAGGATCAACTGTAGGATTAGTATTAGGATTAGTAGCTGTACCATACAGTTTAAAGAATGGATTAGTAGGAGTAGATCTACCAGCGATACGAGCAATACCAGAGTACCACTTATTACCGCCACCGCCAGCAGGAGAGAACCAACCAGAGTCGACAACGTCAGTAGTTTCGTTACCAGAAGCAAACTCAACTAAGTTATCACGGATAGTAATAGAAATAGTATTAATTGTAGTAACTGAACCGGAAACAACCAGATTACCAGCAATCTCGGCATTATTAACACGGAGGCTTGAACCGATAGCGTTAATTGCAAGGCCAGTAACATTAACATTCGAAGAAATATCAAATGAACCAGTAGCAACTGCTAATTCTTTACCAGTGAACTGGACGTTACCGGTAAATACTACGTCATCTTGAGCTTTTATGTAGTTGTTTGCAGGGAATCCACCAAGATGTAACGCATCATTAGCGATACCAGAGAATGAAGTAGAGTTGATATAAGCAACAGTACCTGTGCCGATAGTAAGAGTATTACCAACGAAAAGAGTATTAGAATCAGAGTTAAACGTGAAGCCAATCGAAGCAGATAAGACGTTAGAACCGTTAAACTGAACCCATGTATTCTGACCAGCTGGACGAGCTTCAAGAGTACCTGGATCAACCCAATAAAGATCTCCGATAGCGTCGGCGGCAAGAACTTCGCCAGCAACACCGAAACGACCATTCGCGAACAGCTTGGTCGGAACAAGATTAGCAGTAATAACTTTGTCTATAGCACCGATAGAGTTGGCTACGAGAGCTTGGTTGTTGGTAAGAGTACCAGGAACCATTCTACCGCCAACACGGATCGTAGCAGAACCGTCTGGAAGACCAATATGGAGAGTATTACCCGACTGTGTAAACGCCAACTCACCTGGTAACAAACCAGTTACTGTGGCGTTAGACGTAGATCTTTTGATCTGAATTCTGTTATTGGCCATTGTCGGTCCTTTTTCTTGTTCGAATAACTATTTCAGTCTATTTATATTTTAGAATTCCCCACCATCAAGAACACCTGCGACATAAGCAAGATCCAGTGGTTTGACGATATAATCGTTTGATTTTGTATCATAACAAAGTGTAGCTCCTTGAACCTGAGACTCGATAACAACGTCTGCGAGCGTATCGATAGAGCCTCCACCGCCTCCACCCTGAGGAACGAATGGTAGATTCTTAATAGTAATCGTATTGTCAGTAGTAATTACTGAATTTTTACGATGAGAACCAACATCGTATACTGTTCTATTATAAACTTTTTTGGCTGGATCTATGCCTACGTTGATCTTCTGAGACTTCGGTTCTACAATCTTGCTGAGAACTTCTTTCTTGAACATCATAGAACCTGCTTAGTTGACTGCGGAGTTACCGTAGCGATCCCCTCGAGCACTCTCGAGATTGTATTGGCTGCTGGGTCATAAAGCTGGACATCATAGACGTATCTCTGAGGAGTAAGAATACTAGTTTGATTAGCATCCAATGCCAGCGTTACAGATCCATCGGCTGTATTTATAGAACAATCAAAGTTAACAGCGTTTGTTGAAGTATACCATTTACGTAATTGAGAACTTGCTCTAAACCCTTCCAGACGCAATGGATCTCCATTCTCATCGGACAAATTGATAGTTACCGAATAAGTGGTTCCTTGGTCTATAACAAGGTTGGCTTTTGTTGCCATTACAGAGCATTCCTCGATAATTTAAATATAAACGAGGCAGCTGTTGTAGCTGCAAGTAATTGAACTTTTGTCCCATTTTTTATAGCGTTAAATGTAGCAAATTGTGTCTTATTCCAAAGAGTAGCATATTCTGTCATATAAACTTGAATATCGTCATGAATAAGAACTATTTTAGTAGAAATATAACTAGTTGTCGCAGGATCTTTCAATACAACAAAATATTCAACTCCAGCAAAAGAATCCATTGGCCATTCGTCAATAACAGCATTAGCACCACCAATAATAGTGCCATTAGAAGTAGTTGTTGGCGAAAGAACCCAAGATCCATCTGCAGTTAAGAAATAATCTCCCGAGGCTTTTTGTGCATTTGTCGGAGCATATATTGTCGTGTTTACTGAATTATTACCGATACATACAGCATTAGACCACATAGTTCCAGTAATCTGAGCATTACCTGGAGTTGTATTAGAGTCGCATGTGACTACAATAGAAGAAAGAACGTCAGCGCATTCGTTCGTTCTATTTCTCCAATAATCAAATGTATTGGTTAGATTAGTATTAGCAATATTGGCTACCATTACTTTTCCGCTTTCTCTAATAGCTTCTCAAGAAGCATTTTCACATCTTTCATTGTTTCTTCAACTTTAACTAACCTATCTTCATGGGTAGTTAAATTTTTCATAAGTTTTTTCTGTCTTTTATAAGCATCCAGGGCTGTATTATCTACGTTTAATATAGCTCCTGGATTCGATTCTGATCTAACAAAACCATCATTATTAATCATATTTATACCTGTAAAGCTATAGCTCTAAGATCGTCAATTTTAGGAACATAAATTCTACTTTGACTCAATAGAACTATTTTGATTGCAAAAGTCTTGAATGTAGCATATACTGCTCCAGAAGCATCAAGATATTGAATAACTCCAGTATCTTGATTAATATATGCCGCCTGTGATACAGGAGGAGTTTTTGGAACACTATATGTAAATTCTTTGAAGTCTGTTGTATTTAGAGGATTACAATATAACTGAATGTCATCATTATCCAATTTTGTCCAAACTTTATTCTGGAATAAATCGCTATCTTCATTAGCAAGGAACTTGACGTATATCTCAATATCAGTATTATAAGGTCTATATCCTGTAATATAAACTTTTAGATCTTCAGCATCTTGACCGTCTGCTAATACAACAGATTGACTTACATACTTAGCTATAGCAGAACCATATCTAGTATATTCATTTGTATTATCATTATTAATTTTGTTTTCGATAACAAGAGCATGTTTCTTAGTCAAATCAATAACAGGAGAGAGATACTTGTTAGTATTCTGGAATACTGCATTAACAGTTAGAGATTTAGTACGAACAAGAGTCATTTCAAGAGATTTAGAGAATACTGCTCTTTCATAATCAATCATTTCTTTCTCAATATCAAAATCAAGATCAATATAAGACTGATCTTTAGCTCCAGATTGAGCTGCAGTACCAGCGTATGATAGATTGATAGAAGCACCAACAGGAAGCATTGTAGCAAATGAAGGCACAATAGCATCAAGAACTGGATTTACAAACGAATCAAGAGTAAATGTAGAAATCAGAGTCGATGCATTTGCTGCCGATGAATTACTATTCTGTGGTAATCTAAAGACACCAAGAGTAGTATTAGGTAAGAATCCACCGATAGAAGAATCCAATTTATAAGTGGTATTATCTTCATCAATTGACTGAATAATACCAGTAATAGAAGTATTTGGAATAGTTATATCAGTTGGTGAATTCAATACAAATATTTCATCCCCAACCTGTGGAACTTTATCACTAGCAAAAGGCACAACTTGAGCGTATTTGATCCACTCATCGTTTTCGTTTTCGAACACAGCAGTACCAGAACCAACAACGAAGTTAGCACAATAGATACTAAATTTAATATCTTCTCTTGTTAGAACTGTCCAACTCTTGGCGTTAGAAGAACGGAAAGCATCGCCAGCGTATGGGTTAGTATAAACCTGAGCGCCAGTTGTAACATCAGTACCACCAATTTCAGACATCCACATTGAATATTCTGGAGAGTTAGCCTCTGGTTCGATATAAAACGCATACTGATCTCCAGCATTCACAAATATAGGTTGATCAAACACAAAAGTAGTAGCTGCAGTAGCATCATCGCTCAAATTAATATTTGATGGAGCAACATAAGAAGTACCATAAACTTTATTAGAGTCTGGGAATCCGTTAGTCATACCAGAAAGAACAACAGTTACACCATAATTATTATCTTTAGTCTTAAAGAAAAGATCAATCTTAGTAACGAACACACCTGATTGTTCTTGTGGAGCATCAAGATTGAACGACTGAGCAAGAGGATCGATATATGAATAGCTCGAAGCAGTTACTAAAGTTCTGTCCTGAACAGATTGAATACTACGAACTGAAGGAGTTACAGTAGTAATAGTCGAATCTCTTTTAGTAACAGAAATATTAGAAGCCGTGAATACTGCAGTAGCTGATGTAATAGCAGCATTAGCACCAGTAACATAATCGTTCTGATCCATAAGGAGCAAAGTTCTATCGCCAGTTCTAAACTGTCCATCAGGAACCAAGAATACACCATAAAGAGTACCAGTACTATCGGTAATAAGAGGATCGCCAAAATTACCAGTACGATTACAAACTGCATCTGGTTTACCAGTAGTTGAAGCAGTTGCAACAATTTGCTGTATAGTATTACCAAGAGCAGTATTCAGAGCACCTGGAGCAGTATAATTCGCAACAGCAACTGTGTCAAAGAATGGATAAACACGTGTATTTGGTTTTAGATTACCAGCAACGAAAGCAATTGTTCTTGACTTCATATATGGCTGAATAGAAACGTCAGTTACGTAAGTACCAATATCAAATGTTTGAGTAATAGGAACAGTAAATGTATTGGTTACAGTTCTATCCTGTTGACTTGTAGTAGTATCAGTAACCGTAACAATAGGATAGTTTCTGACACGAGTTTCTACAGTCGATGAAGACAGAGTTCTCCAGTCGCCGTAACGAGTACCGAACACAGTAGCACCAGTTGCCTGAGCAACAGCATTAGCAAACTCGGCAAATGGCTGAGTAAGATCGATACGAGCATCCTGAGCAGGAAGCATAGTTTCGTCTCTGTTCATATCATAAGATGGGAACAGGTTCATAACACCAGTCCATGCCCATGCATCCTGAGCGTTATTTCTTACCTTAGTAGCAAATGGCTGATTAATAATCAACTCATGAGTGTAAGGAAGAGTAATATATCTACCAGTCTGAACAACACCAGCTGATAGATTACCATTAAATACAAGATTTATATTCTCAGAAGAATACATTGGACGACCATAACCGAACATTGAGTCGATAGACCAACGATATTCGATATTAGAAACGTCTCCAAAAGCATGCGAGTTCATAGGATCGGCAAAGAAGCCATTCTTAAATCTATTCAACCCATTAGAATCAGGAACCTGCAAAGTCTTAGCTTGCTGTTCAAGAAGATTAAGAGTATTATAGTATTCAAGACGCTGAATACGCTGATCAAGAACACCAATATCTCTCATCGTATAAACACGATTATAAGATATCTTAGTCTTTACTGCATAATCTGGTCTTCCATACAGATTTCCTTCAGCAGCACTTAGTGTTGGGAATGGTGCAACATAAGCAGTGCAAATAGACATAGCGTCGACGTCAACAGTAGGAACTGTTGGTCTTTCGGAAGGAACGCCTTGTGCTACGGACAAAGACCCAGAAGCACCAATAGTAATAAGATCAATACGACCTAAGAAATATTCAACACTTGATGTAATATTAGTATCTGGTTCTGTTAGATAAGAAGTAGAGTCACTAACAAATGCAGACGAATCTGGAGGATTGATAGTAGCAGCTGCTAAATCTGTAGCATAATTAGCTGTGTTGGATTTAACAGCACGAATATCAATACAATCTCTTAGGTCATAGTTTACAGCGCCAGAGTTATAGATTGGAATTTCGGCCCAAGAAATATATGAATTAGGAGTTGGAGAAACATTGCTAGTTGGATAAGAATCTACGGAGAAGAACCCAATACCAGTAGAACTATTAATTTTGAATACGTCAACAGAAACAACAATATAAGGAGTTCCTGTAAGAGCATTAGCAAACTGTGGTTTAATTACGAGTTGTGAATAATCATAAAACTCGTCTTTTTGGCCAGTATCCAGTTCAAAATAATTTGTTACATCGCTGGCTATTGCTGTAGAATAATCGTTAGCATCCGCCCAAACATTATTAATACCAAATACGTCAGGAATACCAAGTTTCCAAGGTCCATTAATACCACCTGGATTAGTTCCAGTGTTAATTTTAATATATACATTTCTTATAACATCTTTCTTTGCTGCCTGTGCAGAATAACGCTCCATTCTGAACTGAACGATAGCATTAGCAGAAGATGTAAGAGGTGCAGAAGTATTACCAACACCAGAAATAACAGAAAGGGTTGTTGGGCTGGTTACGTTTACGTATCTATCACCACCAGAGATATTATTCTCAAGAGGAACAGAATAACCAGCTGGCCAATATTTACCAAAGGCAGTTGATGCTGTTACTGTAGGAGATCCAGCAAGTTGGACTGTTGAATTATTTACAATGTTTTCAACACGATATCCAACACCACCAATATACATGAATTCACCTGGATAAAAATAACTAGCAATCTGTCCAGAAGAAATATTAGCGTAATAGTTGCTATTGTTGACAAAGACGTTTGCTGTTACGCCAGGGAAATTGTCAGTAGCTACATTATTTTCAAGAGTAATAATGAACTGATTCTCTAAAGTATCTCCAAGAACACCAGGGCTGTAACCGATAACATCGTAACCACCTGGATGTGAACTACTTGTCGTTATGGAAATAAATCCATTAGATAATAGCTGACCTTTTACTGAGTTTCTGAAATAGAAACTAGTATCATAATCCCCATTAACAAATAGAGTTTTAAGAGCTTTCTTACCATATGGCAATACAAGAGAAAGTTTTCCAGTTTGATCAAGAATGGTTTTGTTGTTAACAACAACAGCATCTGCCCAGAAATCTCCATATGGTCCATTGTCAAGACCAAAACCTCTTGCATTACCAGCAAAACTATATCCTGATAACATCTCAATATCAGTCAAATATAATTTATACGTGCAAGTTGGTGTGCCTGGAACGCCAGAATCATATACAATAGATTTAACTTTAGCTGTACCAACAACTGGATTAGATGCTGGAGAAACTGAACCAGGATAATTATTAGTAATAGCCTGAATAGGATTACGATAGATATTAATTGTTGGTAAAGATACTAATGGGACAATTCCTGCAAACTCTTGAACTCTTACGAAATTACCATAATTAGCAGTAATGATCTGATTTATAGCATAATTTGTAGTTGTAGCTTTAGGAGCATCAACGGCACGTGAAGAAGTATATTCTACTTGATATCCGTGAACATAACCTTTACCAGAAGAGACCTGATAAGTTATAAGAGTAGGATCGTCGTTCTGAACAGCTTCTACAAGGAATGGCTTTGAAACGAAATCGCCAGCTTCGTCGTATGTTCTTTTAGCTACGAAATCGCCAATAGCAGAATAAGGATCAGTGCTTTTATCAATAATAAGTTCGCCAGTAATATTAGAGAACTGAAAAATAGCAAAGAATGCGTCGTTATTAGCAATATCTTGTTTTTCGCGAGCAATAATAACAGGATTTAATTTAAGACGGTAAGCTCCTGGAGCGTTTTCGTTAGGATAACCAAGAGCGTTATCATTTAAAGAAGGATCTTGATTTTCAGTTACGATTTGTTCTATTGTCTCGAAACCTACTAACGTATTCGAAACATTTTGATCGTAATCTCTGATTACTATTTTTTGCTCATCAATATTCTGAAAATAACCTTTTTGGTAAATAATACCGTTTTCGATTTTGAATCCGTAACCTTTACCTACAGCCTGAATTGAACTGTTAGTTGTAATAACACGAGTTTTAAATTCAATATTAGTTGGATCGAGATCAGAAAATTTATCCTGAAAATCATTATATATGTTAATATACTCACCATTAGCAAAAGTGGTATAATTTACATTTCCAACCTGATTACCAGTTGAAATATATTTTATATAGAAACGATTGGTATTTGGGTAATTTACAAATAAACCTTCTTTAGCCACCTCAATGGTAGCACGAACACCAGAAGTATTACCAACCAGAAGATATGAAGTAGGAATATCGTTGATAAAAATATCGTTATTACCAATAAATTTATCTTGAATACGGACAAATTGAAGATTTGGGATGATAGTTGGGCTACATCCATCAATACGTGAACCGTCTGTATAAACGCCTCCAGCAAAACGCTCGATCTGATTTTGGATGATCGTCTGAGTCTGTGTTAGCTCACGAGCCTGAACAGCAACCGATGGTCTATATAGGATTCGGTAATACTTTTTCTGGGGATCGTAATCATCAAAAAACGGAGAAACGTCAAAATTTGTATCTAAAGGCATTTCGATTCCTTATATTATATTTGCAGAATCAGCTTATAGCTTTCTGTCTGAGTATTACTTCTTGCAATGTTATTTATATTCTGTGCATAGATAGGTGTAATATCTTGAGTGTAAATATCACCCTTTGTTACAATGTTGATTTTACCAAGAAGAGTACCATTAGCGTTTCTTAAGGTTTCTCCTGTTATAAATGTTTTATCACCGACTACCCAAATCTGAGTAGTATTAGCATATAGAATATATCCTCTAGAATTACTATTAGCTCCATATACAGATTGTCCTGATGCATATGATGTATATTGAACATTAGCTACCATAATATTATTATATGTTGGATTAAAATACTGAATACCCTTAGAACCATCATCTTGTAAAACACAAGGATTTTTCAGAATACCTATTTTATTATATAGTAGATTGTCTGTAGGTATAGTATTACCTTCGGAGTTAACAAAAGATATATTAATTCCATATCCAACCATATCTAATTCTACAGCTGGGTTAGCTCCATGACCACCAGGAGGAGGAACGACAGCATAGATATTAGCTCCATACCCATAATCCGGATTTGTTCTAATAGAAACATTACACCAACTAATATAAGATCCTGTATCTAACATTTGAATACGATCGATAGAATTGGCATTATTTACTTGTGATATAATAATTCTACCAACTGGAGAAAACCCATCAGATTCAAAAATAACAGCAGGAGCAATATCATATTGAGTGGTTCCGGGGGAGATATTATCAGTGTTAGCTTCTCCATCAAGAACAACAAATTTATTATTATTCTTAATGTAAAAATCAACAATACCAAAAATTTGACCAGAAGTAGAAGTAGAATTATAAATGTAAATAGCATTATTGTTATAATATTGATTAATAGCTTTACAATTATCGTCTAATTGAAGAACTGTAGTATTTGAAATCGAGGCAATCACACCATTAGCCCATGTTTCATAACCAATACCAGCATTAGCTACAACAACTTTATCCACAGAACAATATGAAAAAGCATCAGCTTCCACAGAAGGATCAGTGTAAATAGGAGAGAAATCAGTCGTAGAAAATCTGCCAAATGTGTCTGCTGATATTCTGGCTAGATATCTCCATTCATAATCATCGCTTGTTTTAAAAGTAGTTCTTTGCATGGGTGTTCCATGCGTGGATGGGTTTGTATTAGAAATACCAAAATTATTGTTGTCAATACATTTATAGAAATAATAATCACCATCCGGATCCGTAGGAGGAGCCAGACAATAAAATCTATTGTTAGCAAAAACAGTATTAGAACGGTTATCATAACGATCCCAAACCTGTCCAGGAGTCCAAAGATTCTTAAATACTAGAGGAGCAAAATCTTTGGCCTGAAGTTTCTTTCCAAATAACATATACCAGTTGTTCAAAAAATCAACCGAATAATCATCAGCTGATACAGGATCTGGCGCTGTGTTTGGAGGAAGAGGAATAGGATGAGAAGCAAATGCATAATACTGTGAAGTGTTAGCAGTAATATTATCCACTAACTCGTCATATATTGCTTTCTTATATGTTGGCGTAAGTCTTCCCATTTTAATTCCTACTGTTTGATCCACTGACCATTATTTTTTACATACATTGCTAATACTTGAGTCCATTGACCGTTATTTCTTACGAAAATATTGGATGGTTTTACCCACTGACCATTGTATTTAATAGACATATTTTGTGTTGGCGAAGTCGGACCAGGGGTGTATTCAATGACGATGAGACCTTGAGTTCCAGTTCCTGGAGAAGCTAAATTAGAAGTACCACCGCCACCAGCACCAAAACTGCCACCAGAGCCACCATTACCTCCAAATCCTCCACCAGATCCTCCACCACCACAACCATACCCATTACCGAATTCGTTGCCTGGAGATCCTGACTGACCACTCGTACTACCAGGAGTTGGCGCACCAGCACCACCTGCCCCAGCATCACCATTGCCGCCAGATCCACCATAATTGCTACCTGCAGCCCCACTACCACCATTTCCATTTGGACCAGCAGCACCACCTCCACCACCTCCAGTAGTACCAGATCCACCACCAGTACCACCAGTGTATAAAACATCACCAGCAGTGCCAGATCCAGGAGATTGCCCAGAACCACCAGTGGCACAAATAGTTGACGTATCAATAAACCAGCTTGTTCCAGAAATACCACCAACAGAATAATTAATTACATTACGTTTTGTTAAAGATATATTTGATTTTCTTGCATAACCGCCACCACCGCCACCATTTTGATTACCACCAGTAGCTCCACCACCTATACAATGAATAATATTGTCTGCACTATTCCAATCATCTGGAACAGTCCACTGACTACCACTGGTTAGATATATGAATTGACGAGCCATAAATTAAACCTTAAACCAAATCCAGTTTTGCCCACCCTGAGCAGGATCAGGTTCTGTAGAAGAAATAATAATTTTATCAGAACTTGTAGGAAGATCTCCAACAATAGCAGAACCATTAATGTTAGTAAGTTGCGAGCCATCAACAGCAGGAAGTCTACCAAGATTATCAAGAGCTATAATCTGATTAGGACTAGCGCCAACAACTTGACCTTGTAATTGATTAGAATTACCAGCAGTGTTAGCAAATGTTGATGTATCAGCAAGTCCAGCAGTATTAGCTTTACCGTTAATATTAATATTCCAAGTTCCGGACGCTCCAGTACCAATAAGATCAGGAACGCTGAGATTAGTTCTTGCTGTTGCTTTATTAGCAACGTCGTTTAAGTTCTGAGCTTTCTGCATAGCGCCTGGATCAACAGGAGCAGCTGCCCAATAAACACCATTGCCATTTGAAGTAAGAACTTGATTAAGATTACCTTTAGAATTATTAGCTATAAGAGCTCCGTTAACACCAAGTGTTCCTGTTACATAAACACCAGAAGCATTAGTTACGTTTACGCCAACACTAATACTATCTAAAGCGATATTTGAAATACCATACATGATATTGGTATTTGTTAGAGTTGGGTCTGTATCGTTCAAACCAAGTCTAATAAACGAATTAGAATAAACATTACCTGTAACAAGAGTTGGAGCAACTACAGAAGTAGCATTTACTTTAGAACCACCAACTCTAACCGACAAACTAGCAAGAGTAACGCCACCAGCTTCAACAGTAGAATTATTCACATACAAAGTACCACTTGGGCCAAAGAAAGTACCACCGTCTTTGTCAGATATCTGGAATTGGTTAAATGTGAATAATGTAGTATTTGCTAACAATCTACCGCCAAGATAGATATTTGTATTAGCACCAATATCAGCAGCTGTAAATGTCTTAGTAATTGTCATGTCTCCAGTAGTTACTGAAGAACCGCTTATAATAGTTTTATTATTATTAATATCAGTTACAATGATCTGTGAATTAGAATATATATCT